TACTCGGCAGCGTTGCTTTCTTGCATGTGACGACCTCGGGGAAACCGACCGACCTGCACCACTCGCTCATGGTCTTGACCATGGCGTAGGTCTCAGGCTTCTCGGCGCCGACATCGGCAAACGTGATTAGGTCCGGGGTGATTCCTGCCCGGTGCAGGGCTATCAGCATGGCGGTCGAGTCGACGCCGCCACCGTAGCAGACGACGACCGGAGAGCCCTCAGGGAGCTCGATCCGGCCGGGTCGATAGGTTGGGAACAGTTCAGCCTGTGCAGCCATCAGAACAGCTCCAGATTGTCGCGCTTGGTGTACTTGCGGAAGGACCGCCATGTCTCGGTGCCGGCTGGCCGCTTGGCTGGTGCTGCCCATTCCGGCGCCTTGTCGATCGCGGTAAAGGTGTAAATGTTGTTGATTCGATGCCGGCGACCTGCCGACCAGTCGACGACCTTGCCGTCGACCAGCGCAGCAACGTGGCCGCGGACCCTGATGACGTACTTGCCGGTGGCCAGCCTGCGGTCCCGCTCTGCCGTAATCATGGTCTTGGCGCTGTAGTCCCTGTAGTCGAGCTCCTCCATGAGGAAGCCGAGAGACTTGGCGGCGCGCTTGCCGATGGTTGGGAACTGGCAGCCGCGTCGATTCTTGCGGCCAGCCTGCTGGAGAGCGGCGTGGCAGTCGTCATAGCTGCAGCCGGTGGCTGCGGTCAGTGCCATGACGGTGCAGTCGTTGTGCTCGCCGTGGGCCTTGCTGGCCGTGGCCATGGTGTCCCAGAGTGACTTGCTTTCTGAGGCCATCATTTTGCAGCCCTCAGAGAGAGGTGCTGCCGGATGACCAAAATGGCCAGCCAGCCGAGACCGCCGATCAGGGTGATGATGTCGTTTGAGTATTCCATGTCTTTCCTCGCGTTGGTTTGTCAGGGCCGCTCCGCTTCCGGGTTGGCCGAAGGCCACCTTACCCGGAAATCCTTTCCGCTGTCAACACCCTGAGGGAAAATAGCCTACAATCGCCAGCACCACTGGCCCGAGGAGAGCGACCTTGCAGGCAACGACACCAAAGACCGTAAAGGACGCGCACCATTCTGCTGCCCGCTCTGCCCTGCTTCCCGGTACGTCGATCTTCACTCCCGCTCTGTTCACCACGGTCTGCGATCGCATCAGCAAAGGCGAGTCGCTGAGGGCAGTCTGCCGGGACCCGGAAATGCCGGCCAAGTCGACAGTGCTTAGGTGGCTGCGTGAAATGCCTGACTTGCGAGACCAGTACGCGGCAGCGCGCGACGACCTGATGGAGTATTGGGCCTCCGACATCATCGAGATTGCAGACGATGGGACGCTGGACACCATGCCGGGGCTCAATAAGTACGGCGATGAGGTCATGGTGGCCAACCATGCCAACGTCCAGCGCGATCGCCTCCGGGTCGATGCCCGCAAGTGGCTGCTGAGCAAGCTGGCGCCCCGGAAGTACGGCGACCGCCTCGAGGTGGAGCACTCCGGCGAGGTGCAGCACCGCGTCGACATCACGGCCCTGAGCTCGAGGGAGAAAATGAGGCGCATGGCCCTGTTCATGCTCGAGGATCAGGCAGCCGGCACCACGATCGAGGGTGAGGCCAGCCCCGTTGTAGACACAAAGCCAGCCGGCGCCCCAAGTGCCTGATACTGCAGGCGAATCCCGATCGACCGGCGTTGCCGGTCAGAACCGATGCCCGCCAGCCGGCCAGCGGCCAGCCAGCCCGCGATCGACCACAAAAGTCGAGGGGGGGGGTGCCAAATATCGAGGCCACCCCGCGACGAGCGAGAATCCGCGGAGGGTTGGAGCACCACCTCCCACTTTTTGCTGTGAAAAAAAATGACGACTAAGTACATTCCCAGATGCGGTTTTGACCCGCTGGATCCGTACCTCGCCGCCGAGCGCGCCGACCTGGACCGCGCTGATTTGCCGCCGTGCAAGCCCAAGGAGCCCGATCGGTTGCACCGGGTCGCGGCTTTTGCGGGAGCTGGCCCGAGAAAAAAATTGGCGCCGGGGCTGGATCATTCTGAATACCGGCTGGTGCCGAAAAAAAAATCGAGGAGAGTGTGATGGGTGAATGGCAGACGGTCATCAATGACTGGCCTCCGAACATCAACGAGATCCGAGCGGCGTTGCCCGAGGTGAGTGAGAAAAATATTTTCGCCTACGACAACAAGATCTTTAATCCCGGTGGTGGCAAGTTGGGTCAGGAGCTCCATGCGCATGAGGCGGTGCATTTTGTCCAGCAGGCCGCGATCGGTGTGGAGGCGTGGTGGGTAGCTTTCCTCAGTGACGAGGTGTTTCGACTGGCCCAAGAGATCCCGGCGCACAAGGCCGAATATCGGACCTTTTGCAAATACAATCGCGATCGCAACGATCAGGCCCGTTTTCTCCGCACCCTGGGTCAGCGGTTGGCGGCGCCGATGTACGGCGGTATCATCACGGTCAATGAAGCCATGAAGCGAATCCGATGAGTGAGGAAACCGACAAGATCCGAAAAATCTTGGAGCAGAATGCTGACAAGGATTTCGTCCAGCGGATATTGGACCCTGACAATTCGCCAAGCATAGATCTGGGCGATGGCTGGACTGGCACTCACCTGATGGCAGCCGACATCGACGATGAGACTGGCAAGTGGCTGGTGTATCCGACCATCGTGCGCATCGAGGGCGAGCTCCGGCAGCTCAATGTCGAGGAGGCCTTTCATCACGCCAAGGCGACTGGCCAGTACATTGATTTCGGGGATAAAAAGGACGAGGCGATCGAGTTCTCGAAAAATTACAAGAAGGTCTGGGAGGAGCAGGAGTGACCGCTGAATCAGCCCTGATCGAGGAATTGATCGGAAAATACGACCAACTGCCGCCTGAAAAGCAGGCCGAGATGGACCGGCTGGTGCAGGAGCGATCGGATGGCCGGCTGTGGTTTCCAACGCCGGGACCGCAGCTCGATGCCGTGAGATGCCAAGCAGACGTCTTGCTCTACGGGGGATCAGGAGGCTCCGGCAAAACCGACCTGATTCTGGGACTGGCCCACACCGAGCACCAGAAAACGCTGATTATTCGCAAGCACTACACGGATCTCACAGCACTCACCGATCGCGCCAAGGAGATCAACGGCACCGAAAAGGGCTACAACGGCTCCGCTCCTCCGCGGCTCAAAACGGTCGAGGGCAGGACCATCGACTTTGGCGGTATCGCAAAACCGGGCGACGAGGATCACTGGCAGGGCCAGCCGCACGATCTCCTCGCGGTCGACGAGGTGGTGCAAAATCGAGAAATGGCGATTCGATTCCTGATGGGTTGGGTCAGAACATCCGAGGATGGCCAGCGGTGTCGCGTCATCCTGGCATCCAACCCGCCAACCACCTCGGCCGGCGACTGGATCATCCCGATGTTCGCGCCGTGGCTGGATAACCGCTACGGAAATCCGGCCGAGCCCGGTGAGCTCAGATGGGTCGTGACCATGGTCAACGATGCCGGAAAATCCTTCGACCACTGGGTCGATGGCCCGGATGTCCGCATCCCCTCAGGGAGGAACAATGACGATGGCACTCCGAAAATGCTGGTCCCAGAATCTCGAACATTCATACCGGGACGCCTTGACGACAATCCATTTCTCGCTGCTGATGGTAAGTACGCCGCCAAACTGGACTCACTCCAAGAGCCACTTCGCTCAGCCATACGCGACGGCAATTTCATGGCTGCAAGGCAGGACGAGCCAGACCAGCTCATTTCGACCGACTGGGTCATCGCGGCCCAGAATCGCTGGCAGCAAGACTTTTTCGGCGCACCGCCGCTCAATGTCCCAATGTGTGCGATCGGAGTCGATGGAGCGAGCAAACACGACGAGGCGACCCTCGCACCGCGCTATGACGGCTTTTATCCGAAGCTGATCGCAGTTCCGGGCCATGAAACGCCACATGGCCGGGATCTGGCCGCATTGGTGCTGAAACACCGCAAACACTCAGCAGTCCCGGTGATCGACTGCGGCGAGCGCACAGGGGCCGAGGCGTTCGCGCATCTGGAGGAAAACGGGGTCGATTGCCAGCGGCATGTCGGCATGGACAAGTCGGTCGCCAGAACCAAGGAAAAGCAGCTCAAATTCTTCAACAAGCGCGCCGAGGTCTACTGGAAATTCATGGAGGCCCTCGACCCGGCCCAGGACGGCGGCTCGCCCATAGCTCTGCCTGACGATCCTATGCTGAAAGCGGACCTCACCATCCTCACATGGGAGCTCACGCCCAACGGCATCAAGGTGATGAGCAAAAAAGACGCGGTCGCATCGCTCGGCCGCTCGCCTGATCGCGGCGATGCGGTGGTGCAGAGCTGGAGCTCAGGCCCCAGATCGGTGACTCACTTGCATGAGTGGCGAAAAGATCAGCTTGCGGGTACGATGCTCGGGAAAATCAATCGCAGGCCGTCTGTCAATTTGGGACCAAGGAGAAGGAACCGATGAGTGGACTAAAGAACACCGTGAAGCGCGCCACGAATTTAGGACTCGGCCGCGGCTACGCGACCAACGAGGAGCGCCGGCAAAAGAAACTCGGCAAGATCACCGCCGCGAAAAATAAAATGTTCGCCAGTGCGCAGCTCCCCGACGAGGAGGAGATCCGCAGGGTTGAGCGGCGCAAGTCTGCCAAGCGGCAAGGCTCACGCGCCCAGACCATAATGACTGACCGGGAATCTCTGGGATGATGCAGGCCCGCGACCTCGTCATGCGGGGCAGCCAGCTCTACAACGAGCGCAAGGCGATGACGACGCTGTGGCAGGAGATTGCGGAGAATTTCTATCCGCAACGGGCCGACTTCACTCTGACGCGCTACATCGGTGAGGAGTTCGCGGAGCACCTGTATTCGAGCTATCCGATCATTGTGCACCGCGAGCTCTCAACGAGTTTCGCCGCCATGCTCAGGCCGCGCGCTAAAGACTGGTTTTCGATCTCGGTGCATGACGCGGAGGACCTTACTCACGCATCAAAGGCATGGCTCGACTGGGCCACCAAGCGCCAGAAGTCGGCCATGTACGATCGCATCGCCTGTTTTATCCGCGCCACCACGGAGGCTGATGCCGATTTCGCCGCCTTCGGCCAGTGCTGCATCTCCCAAGAGATCAACTGGAACACGCCGCAGCCGCATCTGCTGTATCGCACTTGGCATTTGCGCGATGTCGCATGGTCCGAGGACGAGACTGGCAAGATCGGTGAGATCTACGTCAAGTGGAAGCCGATGGTCAAGCAGCTCGTCAAGATGTTTGGCGAGGAGGCGTTGCACCAGAATGTCGCCCGGTGGGCTCACGGCATCGAGAACCTGCAGAAAATCCAGTGCATGAGACTGGTCATCTCGACCGACCTGTATCGAGGCCGGGAGGAGCAGGGCACCGGCTTTCCATGGATGATCGTCTATCTCGACACGCTCAACAATCACATCATGTCCGAGCATCCATCGACTTCTCGCGGCTTCACCCTGCCGCGGTGGCAGACCGTGTCTGGCTCCCAGTACGCTTACTCCCCCGCAACCGTCGCTGGACTGCCAGACGCGCGTCTGTTGCAGGCGATGAGCCTGACATTGCTGGAAGCCGGCGAGATGTCGGTACGGCCTCCGATGATTGCAACGCAGGACGCAGTCCGCTCGGACATCCAGCTCTTTGCTGGCGGCATCACCTGGGCCGACCATGAATACGATGAGCGCAAGGGTGATGTGCTGCGCCCGATCAATCAGGATCGCCGCGGTCTGCCGATGGGCTACGACTCGCGGGACTCGCAGATGCGACTGATCGCTGATGCGTTTTATTTGAACAAGCTGACATTGCCGCCTCCCGAGGGCGACATGACCGCCTTCGAGGTGGGTCAGCGCGTGGAGGAATACGTCAGGGCAGCCTTACCACTATTTGAGCCGATGGAGCACGAATACAACGGCCAACTTTGCGAAGATACCTTCGACTTGCTTCTGCGCGCTGGCACCTTCGGCTCGATCCAAGACATGCCAAAAGAGCTGCAGGGCCGCAAGATTCACTTCAAATTCATATCACCGCTGCACGACGCCATCGAGCGCAAAAACGCATCCATATTCATGGAAACTGCAGGCCTGCTGGAGCAGGCAATGGCCATGGATCCAACGGCAATTTACAACGTCGACATGACCGGCGCATTCCGCGATGCCCTCGAGGGTGTTGGCCTGCCGGCGAAAAACATGGTGCCGCTGGCTGATGTCGAGAGGCAGGTCGCAGAGGCGCAGGAACAAGCACAGATGCAGCAGGAAGCTGAACTCGCCAGAACAGGAGCGGAAGCCGCAAGGGATATGGGGCAAGCTGAGGCCAGCATGGCTCAAGCTGCCAACGCTGCATGACCGAACAGCGGGACAAGGTCTCGGAGTGCCTGCCGCATGAGAGTCCGATTGAACGGCCGGATTACACCGAGTTCGAGGTACAGGCGCTCCGGGCGCTTTTCGCAGGCAACGCCTCGGAGCGACAGCAAGTAGCGATACTGCCTTACATTTTACGGGCAGCCGGGACGCACGACCTGAGTTACCGCCCCGGCGACCCACACGCAACAGCGTTTGCCGAGGGCAAGCGATTTGTAGGAACCACTTTGGTATGGATGCTAAAGTCGGCCCCGGCAAGGACGGACCCCGACAAAATAGCAGCGAGAGAATTAGACGATGGCAACCGTAGACCCGATAACAAACCCGATTAGTGACCCTTCCGAGCCTGACTGGTTCAAGGATATGGTCGACGACAAGACACCGCCCGAGCGGGTCGAGTTCCTCAAGTCCTTCGACACCCAGGACGCCCTTTTTGACTCTGCCCAGAATGCCCAAAACGTAAACTGGCGGGACGCCTTTGCCGGCGATGACGACAAATTCAAAACCACGCTCGAGCGGTACAACACGCCCGAGGATCTGGGCAAGGCCTTCCGCGAGCAACGCTCCACCATCTCCAGTGGCAACCTCAGGCCGACGCCTGACGAGAATGCAACGCCTGAGGATCTGGCTGCCTTCCGTACCGCGAATGGCATCCCGGCCGAGAGCTCAGGCTACCTCGATAACCTGCCCGAGGGGCTGGTCATTGGCGAGGACGACAAGGAGATCTTTGCCGACTTCGCTGGCGCCATGCACGAAATGAACGTCGAGCCGGTCGTCATGCACAAGGTCATCGACTGGTACAACGGCTTTGCCGAGGACCAGCAAGATGCCATGGCCGAGCTGGACAATGGCCACCATCAGGAGACCGAGGACTCGCTCAGGACTGAGTGGGGCAGCGACTACCGCGCCAACATCAATCTGGTCGGCGCGCTGATCGAGGGCACATTCAGCGAGGAGAATGCCAGCGCCATCCTGAACGCTCGCGATGGCGACGGTCGTGCGATTATGAACAATCCCGGCATACTGCAGGGCCTCGCACAGATCTCACGCCAGCTCAACCCGGTCAACCAGCTCGCGCCAGCGACCGGCCGCACACCAGACCAGACGCTTGACGACGAGATCGCGGACATCGAGAAGCTGATGCGCGATGATCGCGACAAGTACAACAAGGACGAGAAGGTGCAGGCTCGCTACCGCGAGTTGCTGCAGATTCGCATTGACCATGAAGCCCGTAAAACGGCATAAGGAGCAGGACCATGGCATCACCACTACAGCCGCCCGAGGACATCGAGACTGACAACGACGCGGTGCCAGCAGCGGTCATCGACACCGGCCCAGTACAACCCGGCGATCTGATCGACTTCACGGCATAGCGCCGTGGGCAAGAAGTCAAAGGGGCCCAAGGGGCCCCAAGGCGCCGCGGCTTATAAGGCCAACGTCGAGAGGCGTGGCCTGACGACTATTGTGGACGACGCTCGAAAGCGGGTCGCCTTACGGTATAAACGCACTTCCGGCAGAGTGAAGTCGGCCGTTTCAGAAGCAAGGAGCTAATCTGATGCCAAAAAATTATGGATACGGTGTGAAGCCAGTCAAGGCTTCAATGTCAAAAAAATACGGCAGGTCAAAGCGCAAGAAGGCGAAAAAGCGCACGACCGTCAAGACGGTCATGTCAGCGGCGAGGAGCTACTGATGGGCGGGATACTCAAGAAAGTGTTTAAGAGAGCCGACAAGCTGCCCGCAACACCCGGAGCTGGTATGACTTCCAAGCAGGCGACCGGCTTAGCGTCTGGAGCGCGTGGATCCAACATCCCGGCGAACGAGGCGAACCAGAATCGACGTCCTGGGCGCCGTGGCGCTGACACCCCACTGGGTCCGGGCCGGCAGAGATTGTAGTGGCCGAGTCGGCCCCGGTCACGACCTACGTTGGCGGCAAGAAGCGCCGGCACCCGGCCAGCTATCGCAAGCCGCCAGCTAAGACGGTGTTCAAGAAAAAGAAAGCCACCACTGGCGGCACCAAGCACTCAGGCAGCATCAAAACCAGCTCAGGAGGTATGTGATGGGCGGTCTATTCAAAGCAGGCAGCGGCTTCTCAATATTAAAGAAGTGGACCAGCTCGTCCCGGCCAAGAGCGGCCGACGCACTCGATAAGCTGGAGGGCAGGGGCGCGAAGATGAACGCCAAGCAGAGAGCGGAATTTCTCGCTCGAGAAGATGCCAAAGAAGTCAAGGGGAACGGCCTCGCCGCAAATACACCCTTGTCATCTCGATACGCCTGATGTAAATTCGGCCCCACGACATTAGTCAGACACCCTGCCTCGGCAGCCCTGACGCTCCCCGGCTCCTGATGCCGACCCTTGCGGCCCCGCTCTGGACACCCCGCAAGCCAGCTAATCAGGCTACCCCGACCAGTCGATAGATGGATCTATTCACTTATCTGGGAGAAGCCTAATGGCTGAAACAGCATTTCAAATTCAATACCGGCAGGAATTTATCGCCGCGTTTGAGCAGCACCAGTCACTCCTTCGGGAGAGCACCACGACTGAGGCTGTCATCAAAGGCAATCAGGCGACATTTCTGGTAGCCGGATCTGGCGGTGCGACCGCCAAAACGCGCGGCGTGAACGGGTTAATCCCGGCGCGCGGCGATGACCTTGCTCAGCCAGTCGCAACACTGGTCGAGTGGCATGATCTCGTTCGCAAGACGGATTTCAACATCTTCGCTTCGCAGGGCAACCAGCGCGCGATCATGCAAATGACCTGCATGGCCGTTATCAATCGCAAGATTGACCAAGACATCATTGGAGAACTGGCCACCGGCACCATCAACACTGGCGCAGCCGTAGCACCTACGCTGAACCTCTGCCTCGAGGCTAAGACTCGCCTCGGTCAGGCTGACGTTCCGTATGACGGCCGCATCACCATGTTGGTCACGCCGAACTTTGAGGGCGTGATGCTGACCCTGGCATCGTTTACCTCTCGGGACTTCACGCAAAACGGCCCGATCGACAATGTGCCGCAAGCGTGGCGTGATCGCCAACAGACGTACAAGTGGCTCGGAATGAACTGGATCGTGCATCCAGATCTGC